CTCAAATGCCCACTCGATGCCGAATATACAATGGGGTTAACTTGGGCTGATACACATTAAGTGTTGACACCCTCATCTAAATACCTTATACTATTACTATAAGGTAACAACTCTTAGAGACGCCTAACGAGAGACACTGACACTAACAAATAGGAGATAGATAATGTTTATTTTTGTACTACTGGCGACGATCTTAGGGTTCCAAGAGCCTGCGTTAGATCAAGTAGATGGAAGCGGCCAATCGGCATATGCATATGTTGGTTGTCATATTGTTGAGGCAAACCCAAAAGATGGCAATGCTGCTTTCGGTCCGTTTGGAATTGTAACACCTGTTGTGTTTTTTAAACAGGTTTCAGATAATGGTACTGTAGGGCCAGTTACTACTGCCACACCGTGCTAATGTAACTTATAATACAGAGAGAAGAAAGGACCATAAAATATGGCTACTCAACCTACAATCGTAGAAGCTACCCTGTACTGGGCCAACCTCATTCGTAAGAATGAGATGTCTGGGAAGTATCAAGTTGATCTCGGTAACCTAGATAAGGTTGCTGTTAAGAAACTTGAAGGTCTTGGCCTAACTATCAAGACAGACACGAACAAGGATGACGATGATAAGCCCCGTAGAGGGCGTTTCGTTACTGCTAAGTCTAACTACCCCATCAGGATATCGTTCAAGACTGGTATCGAGAGGGTTGAGGGAGACACTATTGGTAACGGTACCCTTGCCAAGGTCAAAGTACATGCGTATGACTGGAAGTTTAAGACTAAGGTAGGCACCAGTGCTGGTGTTTCCAAGCTTTATGTTACTGATCTCAAGGTCTATGAAGGTCTTGATGATGACGATGACGATGATGACTGGGGTGATGACGATGGTGACGATGCCTTGGAGGACTTCAAAGACGCATAGGTAGCTAACTAACAAGGGCCAAGGTTGTCGCTAGGCAGCATAGACATAATAGCCTTGGGTGCTGGTGAAGAGGAGGTAGGCCAGACCCTTCATATGCGAAGGGTTTTCGACATGTGCGAAAGGAATACGACATGAAGATAAAGAAAGGTAATGTAAGGGCGGGGTGGCATGATCAAATGAAAGCAGAGGATTTCATTGTTATGATCGCACCTCTAGTACGGCAACCTGTGAATACAATGCAAGAGTGTGATGGTGATATGTGGATGAGTGACTTTTCTAAGTTATCAGAAGCCGCTGATAAGTTACACTTAGCGGCTGAAGAGATAAAAGAACGGAGACCTCAATGAATATCGACACACTAATTGATGACATCCATGAAAAGGTAGATGCTGGCTTCGAACCTAACGAAGACCACATGCAATCTTTCTTGGATGCTATGAAGTGGGCAGTGACTCGACAGATGACACCATCAGAAAGGGGGCAACGTAACACCCTCCGTATGTCGAACATAGGCAAGCCGGATAGGCAACTATGGTACGAGATCAATGGTGGAGTAGACAGGGAGGAGTTAAACCCTTCAACCCGTCTGAAGTTTCTCTTCGGAGACATGGTCGAGGCACTGCTTATCTTCCTGATAAGGGAGAGTGGTCATGAGCTTACTGATGAGCAAGCAAAGGTGGAGGTTGATGGTATCGTTGGACATATGGATTGTTCGATTGATGGTGTACCAACTGATATTAAGAGTGCGTCTGCATATGCTTTTAAGAAGTTTAAGGATGGCACTCTTACTGATCAAGACAAGGATGGTAAATACTACAACGATCCCTTCGGTTACATTGCGCAGATTAGTTCGTATGCGTATGCGAAGAAGAGTGAAGAGGCTGCGTTCTTTGCGATGGATAAGCAGTCTGCTAAGTTGGCGCTGATGCCTGTCCATGAGATGGATATGATTGATGTACCAGCACGTATCAAGCATATGAAAGAAGTGGTGGCAAGAGACACTCCACCGGAGAAGTGCTTTAAACCTGTCCCTGATGGTAAGAGTGGTAACATGAAGTTAAATGTTAACTGCTCATACTGCGCCTTCAAGGTTGGGTGCTGGTCAGATGCTAATGATGGGAAAGGGTTGCGCCTCTTCCTGTATGGTAACGGCCCACGCTGGTTAACTACTGTTGAGCGTGAGCCTGATGTATTTGAAAAGGAGCAGGTATATGGGTAAAACAGATAAGTTCGATGCTACGATGGACGAGTTAGATTGTAATGAATACTTTAGCTTCTCCTATTGTATGGGTGATAGGAACGTGGAGATCAACATGAACTACCCTGATGGAACGTGGTTGTATGACTCTGAAGGGCCACTCAAGCTGTTCCAACAATTCATGCAAGCCGCTGGCTACGAGTCTAAGGTAGGCTTCACAGTCAACGGTAAGCCTGTCGAGGATGGTCCACATACGAATGATGCTGGACTTAAGGATAAGGAAGTAGCCTAGGTGTACTACTCGAAGTACAAGAGATCAGGGGTGTACAGAAGTGGCTTGGAAAAGGCCATAGCGGAACACCTTAGTAAACATAAGGTGAGGTTTAAGTACGAGAAGGTTAAGGTCAAGTACACTAAACCGATTACCAACCACACTTACACCCCTGATTTCACCCTTCGTAACGGTGTGATCATCGAAGCGAAGGGACTGTTCAGTAGTGCTGATCGTAAGAAACATCTGCTTATCAAGGAACAACACCCTGACTTAGACATACGGTTCGTATTTAGTAGCTCTCGTAAGAAGCTTTACAAGGGTAGTAAAACTACATACGCAGACTGGTGTAACAAACATGGGTACTTGTTCGCTGACAAGCTCATACCAAAGGAGTGGGTAACATGACGATCACTTCACTAATCGCTAGAGTTAAGTGGTGGATCAGAATTCTGACCAAGGACAACGCATGACTATACACTTAATTATACCAGATCAACACGCACACCCTGACTACCATAACGATAGGTTCGTATGGTTGGGTAAGTTGATAGCAGACCTACGGCCTGATGTCGTAGTAAATATCGGAGACATGGCTGACATGCCTAGTCTCTGTTCGTATGACCGGGGGACTAAAGGTTTCGAGGGTAGGCGATATAAACTAGATATTACCTCTGCCCTGGACGCACAAGACAAGATGTTAGCTCCTCTTAAGAAGGCCAAGAAGAAACGGCCAAGGTTAATCTTTTGCGAGGGGAACCATGAGCATCGTATTAGTAAGGCTATTGATAGTGACGCTGTTCTTGACGGCACTATCGGTTTGGGTGATCTTGAACTCGAGCGTAATGGGTGGGACTTTTACCCCTACCTTCAACCTGTTGTGGTTGATAGTATTGCCTATAGTCACTTTTTTACTAGTGGTGTTATGGGTAGGCCAGTGGGTGGGGAACATCCCGCCAAAACCTTACTGAACAAACAGCACATGTCTTGTACAGCAGGGCATAGTCATACCTTAGATTTCGCAACTACTACTGACGCAGCTAGTAGGCGTATTATGGGTCTAGTCTGTGGGTGTTACCAAGACTACCTTAGTAGTTGGAACGATCCACAATCTGAAGGCCTATGGTGGTCAGGTGTAGTAATCAAACGTCATGTTGAGGATGGTACCTATGATCCTCAATTTGTATCAATTAATGCGCTACAGAAGGAGTACGGGGATGCTAGGAGTAAAAGAATGTCTACAGCAAATAGAACCCGACGAGCTAAAGTCGCGCATAAGTGATCGTTGGTCTGCTGCTGAAGTAGTAGAGTACCTTGACCTTCCCATAGATAAGCTGCTTGACTTAGTCCTTGAGTTAGTGTATACTGAACCTATGGAGTATGAAGAATTTATAAGGATGGTGACTTATGATGAAGAGAACGACGAAGGCCCTGTTACGTCAAAGACGGAAGCACTCCTTTACGAAAGACCCAATAGTTAAAGACCTTCATAGTCCTAAATACTATCAGCGTATAGTTAAGGATAAGACTCAGTATAATAGGAGGGAGAAGTATAGTGGCGTTCTGGACCAAGAGTGATGATGATGAAGGGGTAGAAGATGACTTCCACCCCGGCTATTTCTTTAACCCTGACATCCTCGTTAACCGAATAAACCTATTGATTAGGATAACCAAGGAACTCCCATCTTCTCAAAGAGAATCGTATCTTAAACAAGCTGCTGAGTTAGTCATTAAAAGTGTAGAGGTACCATTGTCTGAGGATATGGAACCTAATAGGAGTATACATTAATGTACGGCCCACAAGTACCAGCATGTGATGTAGTACATGCGTCTAAACATCGGTTACCTAATGAGTCCTTCGAGGAGTCATGTGCTAGACAGGCCGCAGCCTTAGCAGATGGTGAATCTCACAGACAGACACTTAAGCTGATACTATTACATCAGAGATTCCTTGGTGCTGGGCGTGTGCAAGCTTCAGTAGGTAGCCCACGTAACGTGACAGCTTTCAACTGTTTTGTATCCGGTACCATTGAGGATTCGATGGAGAGTATCATGGGTAGGGCAACCGAGGCCGCTGAGACTATGCGCCGTGGTGGTGGTATAGGCTACGACTTTAGTCGTCTTCGCCCTTCGGGTGATCGTATTGTATCGCTTGACTCCAGTGCTTCAGGTGCTGTATCACTCATGCACAT